TATAAGAAATAGTTCTCGGTCTATTGTTTTTTATTTTCGATATTTTAAATAGTGGATAGTAACGCACTTCTTGTGGTGTTAGGAGACCAGCATCGTTTAAAATTTTATAATATTCATCTTTACTTAACATTCTAGTGGGTTTTAAATCTTTACATATATATTCTTTCTTTTTAGTATAATTTTCATTATAATAATCAATTAATTTTTTTATACCTATTACAGGGCGTGTTACACCTTGCGTTTTTAACGTATCTTTCATCTAATCAACTCCTTCAAAATCTAATTTAATACTAAACACTTCTTCTTCTGTCTTGCAATTTCTAATATTAACCTCCATTTGTTGTTGTTTTTCTACTAAAGGCTCAACATATAATTTTATCTCCTTAGATAACCTTCCTAACTGTTCAAAAGAATAAGGTTCGCATACATTTTTAGTATCATTCCATTTCAAGTTTGATTCTGTTCCGAATATGTTGTCTAACTGATATGAAAGCAAAGTACTTGTTAATAACTGTTGTTTTTCCATTGTAACATTGTAATATCTTCCTTCTTCATATTTAACAGTAGAAAACAATGGATTGTCTTTAAGATATTGTGCTAAATTATTTTTACTCAACTCAATTCTCTGTTCTTTCAATTCTTTAAGGGGGTCTAATTCTTCAATTTTCTTTTGTACTTCTTTATAGTTTACATCCTCTATAGTAGAATAAGCACTAGGAGTCGCATTGACTCCTAGTATCACATCCCCTTCAAAGATTTCTCCATCTTTATAAAGGACATAACCCTCTTTTGGTCTTAATATTCTATAGCCTTTTTTTTCTATTATTTCTATATTATTCATATAATCACCTACGCTAAAGTCCAACCATTTGCTACTGCATTAGCTTTTTGTTCTTCCGATAATCTATTTAAAGTTGCTTGACCTAATGTTAATGTTTCTGCTTGTACTGTTCCTAACCCATTCATAAGAGATTCTATAGTAGCAGCAGGAGTTAATTCTAAATTATACATCTTATATGAATTTGTTAATTTTTTAGTATTACCATTTTCGTCTGTCGCAAATACCCAATCCTTCATAAATTCAAAAGATGTATCATAAGTAAAATACCAAGCGTTATCATTTGGTCTTCTATCATCTCTATGAAGATTGCTTAAATCAAATCCTTTTAT